GTCAGTTTCTGAAGAACCTTTGTAACCAACAAGTACTTTAGTACCGTCAGCTGCATAACTGTCTACGAAAACTTTGATAGTACCGTTTAGTGTACCAGCTAGTTTTGTGTTAGTTGGTGCTTCGAAAGAACCTTCAGTTGTACGAGCAAATGTTGATGTGCTTGCAGACTGTAGGATTGTTAATGCTTCAGGGCTAACTACGATGTAGTTACCTGCGCCACGTCTTGTTCTTGCAGCGATTCTGTTAGCAGCTCTGTTAATTTCAATTGCTAATAACGCATGTCTGTCACCAACGTATGTTGGAGTACCAGTAATTGTGTTAGCATTGAAGTCAAGAGTTGTACCAGCACCTGCTAGAGTTCTTAGTGAACCAATAATTTCTTGGTCGATTTCAACTACGATCTCTTGTGCAAGAGCTTGCATGATTTCTGCTTCTACATCAAGACCGTGCATAGCTTCTGCGTCTTGAGCAGCTTCAAATGTCCATCTTGCAGACAAACGTCTTGTCTTCGCTTCAACAGTTTGCTTTAAGATTTGGATAGACATTTTGTTACCCGCTGTACCTTCAGCAGATGCAGTAGCGTCTGGAGAACCAGAATAAGCATTTGCTAATGCAAATGGGCTTAATGCTTCGTCACCAGCGTTAACGCCTGCAGCTGTTTGAGCATAACGTGTTCTTAATGTATGGATCTGACCAACTGGACCAGACATAGGCTGAACGCCTACTAGTTCGTTAGCGATCACAGAAGGCATAACCCTTCTGATTAAAGGTAACATAACCTTGTTTAGTGTTGCAACATTGCCAGCCTGTGTAGCACCCGCTGATGCGGATTCTTGAAGATGTCTCTTGGTGTTTTCAAGGACAACGCCAAGTGTTTTTGCTCTAGAACCACTTAAACCTTCAAGTAGTGCTTCTTTAGTAGCTGACCAATTGCTTTCAAATAAGTTTGACATTTCTTACTCCTATTATTTTGAAAGTCCGGCTAATTTTCGAATCTGGTCAATTTCGACCACATTCTGTTCAACATCTTCTTTGGAAGGCTGAACTGTCTTATTACCAGTGTGTTCTGATGTCACTGATTCATTTAATGGTTTACGATCTGCTTTAGGTGTTTCGCCGTCTAAAACGCTTGGAAGGTATTTGTTAAATTGCTTCTCAAGGTTTTCTGTTTTAACACTTTCAAGTAAATCAACCATGATCTCTTTCTTACCTTTAGCTAAAGGCTTAAGAAGTGCATCCAACGTCTCTTTACGAGCATATTTGTCTTCTGCAACTCTTAACTTGCTTTCTGTAATTTTAGTAGTTTCTGCTTGTGCATTAACTGCTTCAACTGCTTCTGCAAGCTGCGATTTAACTTCAGATAGAGACTTTTGTAACTCTTTAACTGTTGAGCTTTCGTTCAAGTAACTAGAACGATACTCATTAGCAAATGTTTCAAATATTCTTCGACCGAAATCATTTTCTCGAGCGGCTGTTATGTCTTCTTTGAGCTGTTGTACATTTTCACGTAAAACGTTATTTACAACAGTCTCGACCTTGTTAGCGGCACGTTTAATAAAGTCTTTCTTGGCTTCAGCAAGTTGTTTCTTACCTTCTGCAACCATTTTGACTTTTTGTTCAACTAGATCACGCTTGTCTTCGTGGAATTCTTTTAATTCTGTTGCTAATTGCTCAACAACAAAGTCATCCAACTTAGATACATGCTCTTGAACACCTGCTCTTTCGTTACGCAATTCACGTACTTCCTTAGCAAGTTGTTCTGCAACAAACTTATCTAGCTTCTTAGCGTGTTCGCTAACAGCTTTTTTGTAAGCAACTCTTTCTGCAGCAACTGCTTGTCTATCTTCGGCAAGTTCAGCAATTTCTGCTTCTACTCTTTCTTTGATAAACGTATCTACTGCTTCTACGATCAAACCTTTATCATGCTCATATCTTTGAGCAAATTCTTCACGTAGTTCTGCTGCGAGTTCCTCACGAGCTTCGGCAAGACGACTTTCCCAGGCCTCTACGATATTTTCGCGAGCTTCTTCATTTAACTCACTAGATTCGATTAGGTCTTTAAAGTTTACTGCCATAGTAGTCTCCTACCTCTTGTTTAATTCATTAATAAAATTAATGATCTGTTTACTTAGATGCTTTTCAGCATTTTTACTATTATTGTGTGTAATATCTTGTGCGATATCATGCATCATGCTACCGCCTCTCATGTTAAACAAAGACTCATAAATGGTCTTTGGATAAGCATTTGGCGCACTAGGTTGTGCTACAATATCAACAGTAACGATATCAAAGTCGGACACACGACCACTTTCGTTAACGTTACCACTTCCTCTACTGCTGACTCCTAATTTTGCGCCTGCTTTTAATAGTG